GTTACCAGTGCTCCCTCTAAAAATTATTATGATTTTGCCCAGCGTCTGGCTCAACTGAATAATGAAGAACTGCCTATTGAGCGTCTTCTGACTGCTGCTGTTGGAATCAATGCTGAAGGTGGTGAGTTCATGGAGATCGTCAAGAAGATTATCTTCCAAGGCAAACCCTGGAACGAAGACAATCATGAGCACATGATTATTGAACTGGGTGATATTATGTGGTACGTTGCTCAAGCTTGCATGGCACTGAATGTTTCTATGGAAGAGGTTCTAAATAAAAACATTACGAAGTTGTCTAAGCGTTATCCTGAAGGAACGTTTGATGCATACTTCTCTGAAAACCGCTCTGCTGATGATAGGTAAGTAGGGTAACCCGTTTCTAAATAAAAGAAACCCCAAAGGTCGATGGCTCTTAATAAAGGACTTGCTTTTGAACATGCAGTAATGTATGCTGCTATGTCAAGAATAAACTCTAGAGACAGGGATCAACAACAAGCCTTTGAAGAAGCAGCTGCTAGATGGTCGGAGATCCCACAAGAGATCAAAGATAAAGCAACTGAAATTGTACTTGATTTGGCACCAACCCTCAAGAAAGAACAGCAGAATTTTTTTAAGTCCTTTAAAAAAATGTCTGGTGGTGATGAACCAAAAACAGATATTCTTTTCAAAAAGGGTGGTGTAAAGTACAAATGCTCGATGAAATGGGGTGATTCTTTTCAATTGAGTAGCGGTGGAATTGATAACTCCACTTCAGTCTTAACTAAAGTTTTGAGGAAATGCGCCGCTGACATTGGTAAAAATGGAATGACAGTAGATGAGTTGGGAACTCTACAATTAATTCTTGAACAAATTGCCAATAAATTTGAAAATGCTTCTGGAACTATGACAGCTCCAGAAGCAGATAGGATCATGGCAGATGTTACAAAAGCAGGTGGACTTAATGAACAACTTCAAGACATTCTAGGATCTAGGAAAAAAACTCCTGGTCAAGCATACGAAGCGTTCAAATTTGAATTGACAAAAGAATGTATGACGGGAGAAATGACATTTGCTAGTGATAAAGATAAAGCAGCAAATTACTTATTGACTGAAAATGGACTCAAACCAATTAATGATGCGGCAGTTCGTGAGGTGATGGGAAAAGCAGGAGTTAGATTTTCTAAAAAAGGAAGAGGAACTGACAAAACAACTGGTGTCCGTAAAAACGCAATTACCATTAGATACGAAGTCTGATACCAGTTCTCAAACTGTCCACCACCTTGCCAAGCGGGGTGGTTTTTTGCTATAATGGCCATATGAAAAACACCCACCTAGAGCACCCCGAAGACTCTATTCTCTCTGGAGATCTGTCGGTGCTAGATTTCTTGACTGCCAAGGATCACTTGGTAACGATCAAGTGGGATGGTTCCCCTGCTCTGGTGTGGGGTAACTGCCCTTCTACTGGTAAGTTCTTTGTTGGAACTAAGTCTGTGTTCAACAAAGTTAAGGTCAAGGTCAATTACACTCATGCTGACATTGAGCGTAATCACGGTGACGGCCCTGTTGCTTGCATTCTTCATGTTGCTCTTGAAACTCTCCCTCGCCCCGAAACGGGATATGTTCAAGGAGATTTTATTGGGTTTGGTAGCAACAGTGTATTCAAACCTCAGTTGATCGAGTATGTTTTCAAGAAGATCAACCATGATCCAATTATTGTAGTGCCGCACACTTTCTATGAAGGGCCTTTTTCGGATCCTGTTTGTTGTTTTTCTTCTCCGTTCGATAAGAATCAAGCATGTCTTATCGATAGTCCTTCAGTTACTGTGCGTTATAAGCGTCTTATTCTTCAAAAACTTAAGGCAAAACTCATTGCCAAGTTCGCCAAGTTTGCAGAACCAAAGTCGGCTGCAGCAATCAAGACTCACATTAACAAATACATCCGTGCCACTGGCAAATTACCATCTGCCCGTGTGATGTATGAAGAACTTCCTTCTAAATATAAGGGTGAGGTTAATGTCAATCTCTTTAGGTTGTATTTGTCTGTATATTCGCTCAAGATGCAACTGTTAAGTTGTGTCCATGACGACTCTAAATGGTTGGTTGAGTGCTTTATAATGGGTAAACCAACCACTCATGAGGGTTACGTTATGACGAGCAATGATCAAACTTACAAGATCATTGATCGTACCACTTTCAGTTACGCTAATTTTACCACCGCTAAGTCCTGGAACTGATTCATGAAAAAGTTCAGCGAATTTCTCCTTTCCGATTCTACTTCTGTGAAAAGCAACGTAGTTAAAGAGCAGGAAGAAGTGGCTCCTGAAGATTCTGCTCCCGAAGTCGAAAAGACTCGTGGATCGATTACCATTGGATTTGGGCGTTTCAATCCCCCCACTTCTGGACATGGTAAACTTTGTGATGCTGTAAAGAATGTTGCTGGTGAAGGAGAGTATCGTATCTATCCTTCTCACAGTTGTGACAGCAAGAAGAATCCCTTGGATTGTGAGGAGAAAGTTAACTGGATGAAAGCATCTTATCCTGATCACGCAAGTAACATTGTGTATGACAGTAAGATGAAGACCATCTTTGATGTATTGCAGGCAGCACATAATGGAGGATACCGTTCGGTCAATCTCGTGGTGGGTTCTGACCGACTCAAAGAATTTGAGAGGCTCGCAAACGATTACAACGGGCAACTCTATAGTTTTGATAAGATTAACGTTATCTCTGCAGGGGACAGAAACCCAGATGCCGAAGGTGTCGAGGGTATGTCTGCTTCCAAATTACGAAAGGCAGCTGCAGAAGGAGATTACGAAACGTTCGAGAAAGGACTTTCCAAGAACCTGAAGCAGAATCAGAAGAAAGAACTGTACAACTCTGTTCGTTTGAATATGGGTGTAGTTGACGTTGAGGAAGAGGTTGAACTCTGGGAGATTGCTCCTAAGTTTGATTGGAGGAATCTTCGCGAGAACTATCTCAATAAGAATATCTTTAACGTCGGTGATTTTGTAGAGAGTGTTAACACTGGTCTGGTAGGAAAAGTTATTCGTAGAGGAACTAACTATCTTATCTGTGTAACCAAGGAAGGATATCTGTTCAAATCCTGGATAAAAGATCTCTCCGAAGTCAATCTTATTGGAACTAATTCCTATCGAGAATACGTTCAGGGATTAACTCCACGGGAGAAAATTCAGTCCTTCATAAATAAGAGTAAGAGAAGGTCTAGAACTGCCCGTTGAGAATATGAAGAGCACATTCTTTGAAGAGCTCCCCGCGAGAAAGAATCCACAGTTTCAACCTGGCAGCCCTAATAGTGCTGCTGAGGGCCCTAAAGGTGCAAACCCTAAGGGAGGTACTGATCAGGAAGCCTCTGCAAAGAGGATTCGTCAGGCAGTTTATGACATTCGTTATCGTGCTCGTCGCGAAGAACTTGAATTAGAAGCAGCGTATAACCAATACATTGGTAATACATCTATGACTGCTCCTGAGAAAGCCGCGGTTCGTGAAAAACTTTTTGGTGAGTCTTTCGATATGCTTGGCGAAGGCAAAAAGAATAAGGCGAAAGAACAAGAATATGTTGTTCGCGTTAAGGATCGTGCTGCTGGAACCCAATATTGGAGAAAGGCAACCCGTAAAAAAATCACACAGTTGAGATCAAATCCCAACATTGGTGGCCAAGGGGTAGAGATGTCTACCTATAAAAAACCCTACGAAGAGGGTGAACAGAAAAAGAAATCAGGAAAGGGAAAAGTGAACACTAACAAGTCTGTTACCGAGGCAAAGAAAGGCGACGGAAATCTTGCCAACAATTATCCTCCCTATGATAAAGTCACTCGTGGCGATGTCATTGCTGGTGCTCTTAACAAAGACGAAATGGGTGGCAAGAAAAAGAAGAAAAGTGTCAAAGAGGAATGGGAATCCATTCTTTCTGATCCCATGCTCAGACTTGTTTCTGATTATGAGTTAGAGTCTCTCATCTATGATGTATTCGAAGAGATCGAAGCAGAAGGATATCTGACAGAAGCTCTGGAATTGATTGATAGTGATTCTTTCCTGGCAGAGGAAAGAGATGCTGGTGCCATGGCAAAGGGCAGACTTGATAGAAAGAGAATGGGTGCCACTGCCGATGGGCCTCAAACAGGTGGCGCTGCTGGAAGATTTGTTGCCAAGAAGGCAAAGCAAGCAGTTAAGTCTGGTGCTGATAGAGTTGGTGGTGCTGTTAAGAAAGTTGCTGGTGCAATTAAGTCTGCTGGATCTGTTGCCAAAGCAAAAGCACAATCTGCCGTAAGTGGCGCAAAGAGTGCTGTTAAGAGTGCTGGAAAGTCTGCAGTTGGCGCTGCAAGCAAGGCTGCTGGACATGCAGTTGGTTCTTATCAGGGTGCTAGAGATAAGGCTCGTGCTGCTGCATCTACTCCCAAGGCTGCTTCTACTGATACTAGCAAGAGTGGAACTACTGCTGGAAGTGCATCTGTTAAGTCTTCTTCTAGTTCTTCTAGTGGATCTGATAGCGGATCCTCCTCTGGTGGTGAGAAGAAAGCAGGATTCCTTCGTAGACTTGGTGGTGCTATGAAGCGCAACCTCAAGAGGGCCGCTGGAAAGACTCTTCGTGGTATTAGCAGCGCAACCGATAAGGGTGCAAAGAAACTAGGTGAAGAGACAACACTCAAGGTTAAAGTCAAGTCTGAGATGTTTGACTGGAGATCTGAGTTCTTTGAAGGACTTGAGGATAATCTTGCTCCCGAAGACGAGGAAAAGATTAACGTCAAGAAAGGTATCAAGAATAAGGTTACCATCAATCCTAAGCTGGATGAACAAAAGAAACTTGACATTGACAACAGAATTGAAGAGGCAAAACTCAAGGTAAAACTCAACAATATCGAGTCTCAAGTTGAAATTGATCCTCTGAAATATGCAGTAGAGAAAGCCGTACAGGAAAGGTTTGTTAGAACTATTCCTCAAAAGGAGAATGTAAGTGACGTTGCTGCTAGTTTGAACCGTAAAATTGCTGACATGAGAGAAGCAGCAGAAGATCGCATGAGAGATCAACGCCAAGAGCGTGGTGGTGTTGCGGGTAATGTAGATTACAATCGTCCCCCTGCAAAGAAACTCAGCAATGCTGAACTGGGTATCAAACCTGGTAAGACCCCCGTACAGAAGGCTGCTGAGAAACAAGGTAAGTCTGCTCTTGATATTGTGAAGTCACAGATCCGTGCTAAGCATGGTGATAGTGCTCTCATGAAATAAAAGCATATATACTTTACAACATATAGGTGAACAAAATGGTATCTTTTCTTCTTCCTCTTGCCTATAAGGTAGTTGAAGCGGCTATTGCTAAGATTCCCGATGATGCGGAACTTGGTGAAAAACTTATTGATATTTGTCTTCTGATCGTTGGCAAGGCAGTTAAACTGTCCAAGACTTCTGCAGATGATGTATTGTTTGCTAAGGTTGCCGAAGCAATCAAAGCTCGCTGACGACCATTTTATAAATAGTATCAGGAAAAATTTATTCGGCTTATTCAGATGGCTCTCTGGGGAAACAACGATAATATTGGAGTGAGCTCCATCAATGCCCTTGCCAATACTGGTACGGGACTGGGAATTATTACGGTAACTTCTGCAGGAGCCGTCACTGGTGGCATTGGAGTTTGCACATTCACAAACCTCACTGCAGGTCAAGTAGTAACTCTTGGTGCAGGTCAAACTTCTGGTTTTGGTGTTATCATTTCGATTGCTAGCAGCACATCGATGACCATCAGCACCACCGCTGTCGATAAAAGAGACTGGAATGCTGGTAAGAACTACACTACCAGATACATGATCTTTAGTGAGCAACCCAAGTATTCTGATACAGATCCTTCGTTTGCTCCTTCGTCCGCTAACGATCAACGTGATTATAATTCTAAGGTCTTCGCAGTAGCAGCTGGTAACCTTGGAAACGATGCCAACGGTGCTGATAGTGGAAGAAGTGCATACCTGAACGCCGTTGCTCACGGTGGTTGGGTTGGTGTTACCACTTACACTGACATGCACGGTAATCTGAGAATCAAGGCTGAAACTCTGGTTGCAGCATCTGGTATCACTACTGGCAACAGAGCATATCCTATTACATGATCTTAGGTGAATGAAATTCTATGAGTTGAACGATCAGAATTATTTGTTATTCGCTATTAAATTCTATGATAATCCTCAGGCATTAACTGAGGATGATTTCTATGATGATTTAAAACGATTCAAGTATGTCAAGCGTTTATTGAAGCGTTATGAGACTACTGGAGTTTTAAAAACAAATTTAATTCTAAATCATCTGACAATCCTATTCAATGTCTTCAACGATGCAACAGTTCCGTTGCTATTCTTTAAGTTGGAGAAAAACCTTTGGCCCTCGGCCAAAGCATTTTTAATATTCTTGAATAGATTACCAGATTATCCGAAATCATCTTTCTCTGATATTGAGGAAGACGCTACATGTTTAGAGATTCTAAATGAAATCTAGAGCACTTGATAAGGTTATCTCTTATTTTAGAGAGGAAGCCCCAGCAATGTCATTCTCTGCTGGTGGCGGAGCACTTTATCAGGGATCTTCAAAGACGGATTCTGGATCGCCCACTGCAGGGTTTGACCTTAGATTAAAGCAACCCTACAAAGATCGTAAGGATCTTATCAAGAGATGGAGAACCAACAAACGCAAATAGCAGTGTTAAACGCGAAGGTTGACTCCATGGAAAGTGTGATTGATAGGATGGAAGTATCCATCGGAAAGATCACTACGATGAATGAAAAGATGGGTGAATTACTTGCTGTTCATGCTGAGAAGTTGCAAACGCAAGACAAGGTAGATGATATTCTTTTTGATAAGTTTGAAGGATTTAGAAAAGAAGTTAAAGATGAGTTTGGCTTAGTTCGTGAAGGATGTAAGCGAGACATTATGTTGGTTAAGGACAGATTGCAAGAGGTAGAGAAAAGAGTTTTTCTTGCAACTGGAGCTTTAGTTGTAATCTCTTTCTTTGCCAAACCAGTTGTCGAAGTGTACGCTCAGACCTTGTTTTCTCCAGCAAAATCTGCTACAATAGAACGTGTGGTAGATGCGAGCAATGAGTCTGGTAGCGGAAGAATTTATCAACCTACTGTCTCCGAGACTAGGTAAATTCAAGAAGGTACGGACAGGCCTTTGGAACTTTAGATGCCCTTTATGCGGCGATTCTGCGAAGCGCAAGAACGTCTGCAGAGGGTATTTGTATAGTGTAAAGACGAACGTGAATTACAAGTGCCACAACTGTGGTGCTTCGATGTCGTTCGCAAACTTTTTACAGAGTCTGGATTCAGAACTGTATAAGAGATATACTATGGAGAACTTTAAATCTGGAAATCGAGCCAGAAGTAATGCTCCAAGCGAAAAACCAAAGTTAGTCTTTAGTGCACCAAAGTTTAAGACGAGTATCAACCTACCTCTGTGCAGTGACGTAGAGGGCGCTAGAATCTATTTGGAGAAGCGTAAGATCGATCCAAGTAAATTCTATTACGCTGAAGACTTCAACGCCTTTGTGAAGTCATATAAGGGCAAATCCCACCAAGACCTACGAGTAGAGCCTAGAATTGTTATTCCCCTATATCAGGAAAAGCAGTTAATTGGATTCCAAGGCAGAGCACTTGACAGTAAGTCAAAACCTAAATATCTCACCGTGATGCTTTTAGATGATGTACCAAAAATCTATGGACTTGATTCAGTCAGAACAGATGCTCCAGTCTATGTTACAGAAGGACCATTCGACAGCACATTCATTCGCAACGCGATTGCTATGTGTGGAGCTGATGCTGATGTTGAGCGTTGGGGGATTAGCAATAGTGTTTGGATCTATGACAACGAACCGAGAAATGCAGAGATCGTCAGAAGAATTGAGACTGCCATTACCTCAAAGAAACACGTTGTAATCTGGCCTCCAGAGATCAAAGAAAAAGATATAAATGACATGGTACTCGCTGGACATGACGTTCAGAATGTAGTAGAATGTAATGTCTACAGTGGATTAGAAGCAACCCTTAAGTTTAATCAGTGGAAAAAAATATGAGTAACGGAATCAAAGTCAAGAAGCGCAATGGAACCACTGAACCGATTGATCTATCAAAACTTCACCGCATGGTTGAAGCAGCCTGTGATGGACTTTCTGGTGTCTCTGCATCTCAGGTAGAGATCAATTCTGGTATTCAGTTTTATGATGGAATTACTACCGCTCAGATTCAGGAGATTCTGATTCGTAGTGCTAGTGATCTGATTGATTTGGATCATCCAAACTATCAGTTTGTTGCGGCAAGACTTTTGCTTTTTGCTGTACGCAAATCTCTGTATGGTCAATCAAAAGATCTCCCGAGTCTTCATGACCAGATTATGAATTGTACGTCTGTGGATGTATATGATAAAGAAATCTTTGTTAAATACTCTTTAGAGGAGATTGAAGAGGTTAACTCCTACATTGATCACGATCGTGACTTCTTGTTCACTTATGCTGGTCTGCGTCAGGTTGTTGACAAGTATCTTGTGCAGGACAGAAGTAACGGTCAAGTATATGAAACTCCACAATTCATGTACATGATGATTGCTCTGACTATCTTTGCAGAGTATCCTAAAGAAACACGTCTTTCCTATGTAAAGAGGTACTATGACGCAATCTCAAAGCACAAAATCAACATTCCCACACCTATCATGGCGGGGGTTAGAACTCCACTTCGACAATTTGCAAGCTGTGTTCTTGTTGATGTTGATGACACCCTCGATAGCATCTTTAGCAGTGATATGGCTATTGGCCGCTATGTTGCACAACGCGCAGGAATCGGCATCAACGCGGGTCGCATCCGTGGCATCAACAGCAAAATCAGAGGTGGAGAAGTTCAGCACACAGGTGTTGTCCCTTTCCTCAAAAAGTTTGAAGCAACTGTCCGATGCTGCACTCAAAATGGCATCAGAGGTGGATCAGCAACTGTCCACTTCCCCATCTGGCACCAAGAAATAGAGGATATTATTGTCTTAAAGAACAACAAAGGAACCGAAGATAATCGCGTTCGTAAGTTAGACTATAGTATTCAACTCTCAAAACTCTTCTATGAACGCTTTATTCAAAATGGAGAAATCACCCTCTTCTCTCCGCACGATGTTCCTGGTCTGTATGATGCTTTTGGTACTGATCGATTTGACAGTCTATATGAATGTTATGAACGAGATCTCAATGTTCCAAGAAAAACTATTGGGGCTCAAGAACTAATTCTGAATCTCTTGAAAGAGAGAGCAGAGACTGGTCGCATCTACATCATGAATATCGACCACTGCAACTCTCACTCCTCCTTCAAGGACAAAGTGAACATGTCCAACCTGTGTCAGGAGATTACTCTCCCCACAGATCCTATTGATCACATTGATGACACCATGGGTGAGATTGCTTTGTGCATTCTCTCTGCCATCAACGTAGGTAAATTGAAGAAACTTGATGAACTTGAGGAACTGTGCGACCTCGCTGTTCGTGGTCTTGAAGAACTGATCGATTACCAAGACTATCCAGTCAAGGCTGCTGAACGTGCTACAAAGGCGCGTAGATCGCTTGGAGTGGGGTTCATTGGTCTTGCTCACTATCTCGCAAGGTTGGGTCACAAATACGGCGAACCAGCGTCTCTCACGGAGACTCATAAACTTTCTGAAGCATTCCAGTATTTCCTTCTGAAAGCATCCAACCAACTTGCCAAAGAAAAGGGTCACTGTACTGATTTTGGCCGCACCAAGTATGCGGATGGAATTCTTCCCATCGATACATACAAGAAGGATGTTGATGAATTGGTAGCGCCTGCATATTTCTATGATTGGGAGAATCTACGATCCGAAATACGAGCATTTGGTTTGCGACATAGCACGTTGTCCGCACAAATGCCTTCTGAGAGCAGTTCCGTTGTGTCAAATGCCACAAACGGAATTGAGCCTCCTAGAGACTACTTGTCCATTAAGAAGTCAAAGAAGGGGCCTCTTAAGCAAATTGTCCCCCAATACCATACCCTCAAGAATAACTACACTCTTCTCTGGGATATGGAAGGCAATCGTGGGTACATTGAAGTAATTGCTGTAATTCAAAAGTTCTTTGACCAGGCAATCAGTGGTAACTGGAGTTATAATCCAGAACACTATCCAAACAATGAAGTCCCCGTTTCTGTAATGGCTCAAGATCTTCTCACCACTTACAAGTTGGGATGGAAGACTAGTTACTATCAAAACACTCATGACTTAAAGACAGATGACATAGATTCCAAAAAAGAAGAACTAGAGTCAATCTTATCGCGTATCGAAGAACTGGAGGAAGAAGACTGTGAATCATGTAAAATTTAAAATCAGTGCCGACTATGACCAGAAAATCGAAGGTATGACGGTACTTAATACCGAAACCTTTGATACTACCAAGCAACCTATGTTCTTTGGTAAACCTCTTGGTCTTCAAAGGTATGATGATTTTAAATATCCTATCTTTGACAAGTTAACCACACAGCAACTTGGATACTTCTGGAGACCTGAGGAGGTCTCCCTCCAGAAGGATCGTGGAGATTATCACTCTCTGAGTGCAGAACAAAAGC